TCCCAATTGCTGAAGCGACGGTTCATTTGAACCAGTAGACGCAGGGTTTCGGCGACCTGCACGCGTTGGTCATCCTGCATGGCCTCCAGGCGCGACACAACGCGGGAGTTGTCCTGACTGGAACCTCCGCCCGTCTGCAGCCACGGATTGTATGCTTTTGGCACCACGGCTTCGTCTTTGTGAAGCACGGCCAACATGTCGTGGGGCACGCGGTTGGTGCCGACCTCGAAAGCAGGTATGCCGTTTTCGCGATACCACTTTTCCCAGTCGGTGGCGTAGTTGCCAGACAGCGCCGACATCTCTTCAGGTGTGAGCTTGTTTGTGGCGATGAAGGCTGCCAAGCCTGCAGCGTCGCCGGTCCCGTCGAATGCGTGGTAGCCCGCGTTGTACTTGTCGAGTCGGGCTTCTTCCTGCGCAGAAACGCCGACATAGCCGACCCCCGCAGTCCCAAGATAAACGGGACGCCGGTATTTGGACTGAGGGGTGGTCGTACCGCCGCTGGCTCCGCTGGAACCGCCAAACACTGCGCCGCCCGTGCCTTTGCCGCCACCAATCTGCTCGGGACGCGTGTCTCCGATGTCGGGAAACATCAGCGTCGTCAGGTCTCGGATGGCGTCGGCAACGCTCTTCACGGCCTCGTAGGTGCCGTTGGCGATCTCGATCTGTTCGCGCCAGTAGGCGAGCGTCTTATCGAGAGCTTCGTTCTGCTCTTCGAGCTCGCGAATGGTGCGTTCGGCATCGGTCAGTTGATCCTCGGTCAGCTTGGCCAGGTCGGAGAGTTGCGACGCCAGGCCCAGGCGCTCACGGTCGGCGTCGAACTGAGTGGCGAAACGCTCATTGCCCAGGTTGCCGCGCGCCGCGCTGATGGCTTCGGCAATCTGGTCGTTCTCGGGCAGGTAGCCGGTCGTGCGTGCCACCACTAGGGCTTGCTCGATAAACGCGCGACCCTCGTCACCGCGCATGACGCGCACGTTCTCGACCTCGTTGAGCAGCTCGCTGACATTGCTGCGGAGGTTGTCAAAGAGGTCGCGCAGTGTGGCAGCCAGGTCCTTGGCGATGCCGATGCGTTCCTGCAGCAGTTTCTTCTCCGCCGCCACGGCACGCTCCAGCGCCCGGAAAGCCTTGTCGCGGGCGTCAGCGCGTTCCTTGTCGATGCGATCCTGGGCGTCTTCTGCCGACTCGTTGAGCTCGGCAAACGTGCCGGACAACCCGATGAGCGTAGCCGCAGTTTTGTCAGCGTCTTCGCCCAAACCCAGCACTTCGGAATTGACTTGAACCAGACCTGCTATGCCTTTGGAGAAGTCAGCATCGCTCAAACCTTTGCCGGCCAGGTCGCTCACGCCAGCCAGAAACCCATTCAGTTTTCCGAGCATTGCCGGATCGGCTTTCCCGCCCCCCAAAAGGCTCGGATCGATACTGTCGGCCAAACCGGTCTTGCTCAATTCTTCAATGGAAAAACCATCTTTGGCGGCGTCGGCGATCGTCTGGCTGAATGTCCGCGACAAATTCTCGCGTGCCGCGCGCTGCACCTCGACTTGATTGAGCGCGTTGGTCACGAGTGCGCGGAATTCGTCACGATTTTTCGGCGTGTCGATACCGAGCTTGGCGAATTCGGCGTCGAGCTTTTCTTGCTGCTTGGCGCGGCGCTCTTCCTCGGTGTAGAAGTTCTGGTAATAGTCGTTGGTGAGCGCAGCCATGCGCTCCAAACCTCCGAAGGCGTCTGCCAAGGAACTAGCGGCGTCGCCACCAGAAAGACTCGCCTCCAGCAGGGTCACGCCGAGGTCCGAGAACATCGCGTTCACGCCGGTCAAGCTGGTGGCCAGGCGCGTCAAGGTATCGATGGCTTTTTCGCCTTCCCGGGCAAATTCGCTCTCGACGTAGCGGGTCGTCGTTTTCGAGTCGTCTACCTCGGTGTAGACGATGTTCATGTCCTCACCTTGCGAGCCGATGTTCTCAGACTCGATGCGCGTGCGTCGTGCGGTCTCCGTCACCCACGTGCCGATTACCTGCTGGGCCAGGTCGTTGTTGGCAGTGGCCAGGGCCTCCGCAATCTTGGCGGAAATTTGATCGGCATTCAGGCCCTCAAAATTGAGACCCTTCGCGCTGCCGCCAAGCTGCGTAGTAAACGCCCGCACGGCTTCGCTGCCCAGGCCCAAGACGTCAGCCATATCGCCGACATTGGTGCGCAAGACGTCGTACGCGCTCTGAATGGCTTTGGACTGCTTGGCGGACTGCTCGGCCAGGTCACCGTACTGTTCCTCCAGGTTGTCCACCAGCAGTTGCAGCGTAGCGGCTTGCTGCGTGTTGCCTTGGCCACTGTCTTTCAGCGCCTGCAGTTGGCGACGCTTGCTTTCCAGCTCCGCCACAGGATTGAAGGTGTTGAAGCTCGGGCCGTCGAATAGGGTGCCGCCTTCGCGCCACTCTTCAAAAGGAGACAGTCCGTTCCCCCCGCCAAGCGTGCCCATGAGCCCCACGCCGTTTCGACGCTCCGACCGGAATGCCCCCACCGCGTTGAGTACGAGGGCGGCCACGGCAGCGAACACACCGGCACCGCCCAGCGCGCCCAGGCCGCCACTACCACCCCCAACCGACCCGAAGCTGGCTGGCGCCTGCAGGCCCAGCCCACTCGCGCCTGTCGAAAGGCCCAGGCCGCTGCCACCCGCGGTGAGTCCGGTGCCCGCTGCTGGACCCATTCCGAAGAAACTACCGATGCTCCCCAGGAAACCCTGCCCGCTGGTCAAGCTGCCGTACAGGCTATAGGCGTTCTTGCCCATGCTGATGATGTCAAGAATGCCGCCGCCACCTCCCCCCGTCACGCCGCCGATGACCTGATTAACCAGGCCAGAGATGGCGCCGGAGATGGGGCTCAGGATGGCGCTGATGGTAGGCCGCAGGATCATCGTCTTGAACATGTTGATGACGGTATCCCGCAGGTTCTCGGCGAAGCCCTTGCCGGACTCGAAGCCCCGCAGCAGCGCGTCGGTCAGCGACGAGTTGATCTGTTCGGTGGTCTTGTTCCAGTCGTCGACAATGACCTTGTTGGTGGCATTCAAGACCTCGATGCGATTGCGTTCCCGCGCCTTTTCCTTGGCCGTTTCCTTGTCGGTGTCGGTCATCGAGCTCTGGTCGATTTCCCGAATTTGCTTGGCGAGTTTGAGCTCCGCCTCGCGCGCCGCGATGATCTTTTTGCGCTCCAATTCTGTGCGACCAACCAGGCTGATTTCCAAGGTCAGCAGCGCGTTTTGTTCGTTGCCCAAAGTGATCTGCTCATCCAGGGTGCGATTCACCTTCTCGAACTCGGCCACCTGCAGGCTGCCGACGAGCTTTTCTTGTTCCTTGACGAGACGCCGCAGGTTCTCGACGTACTCCGGTTTGAAAGAATCGGAACCCTCGGCCTCAGCCAGGCGCAGTTTGTTTTGCTCCAGATCGAGTTGGGCCACCGCCACGGCGCTCCTGCCATAGGCTTCGGTGGTTTCGTCGAGGCGCATGCGCTGCTGCTCAGTCGCCGTCGCCTCATCGTAGACGGCCTGAATCTGCTTGCGACTGGCTTCCTCGGTCTTGGCAATGGCCTTGGCGCGCTCTTCCTCTTCGACACGCACCTTGGTGAGGGTGTCGAGCTGCTGGGCCAGCGCTAGTTTCTGTTCGAGGTGGGCACGTGTCTTGGCGTCGAGCTTGCCCTTGAGCTGGCCCTCGATCTCGTCGGTGAGCTTCAGACCAGCGTTATTCTTTTCCGCCTGAATGCCCTGCTCTTTCAGGCGTTCCGTGTAGTCCGCCTCTGCCTTGATCTTGGCCCGCAGGTCAGCCAACTCGGCCTGGCGCGACTGGGCGGCGCGGTCGTCGCCCTTGGTGGACTTGGCGTTGTTGGCGCGAATAATCGCCACCTGCTTTTCGATTTCCAAATCGCTCTTGCCGGCTTCCACGCCCAGCTTGCGCACCCTGGCGATTTCAATTTCTACCTTCTGCTCTTTAGTCTTACTGTCGTAGACGATTTTGGAAAATTCAATGCCGGCTTCCTCGGATCGCTGGCGCTGAGCGGCTGCCTCGGCGCCCCGGCGCTGCATACGCTCGTCGCTCTGCAGCAAACTGATGCGTTCCTTGAGGTAGTCGATGCCTTTTTGGCGAGAGGCACGCATGGCCTCGTTGTCCACTGCCAGTGGCTGCGTTTCTTTCTTCTGCAGCTCGGCTTGGAGCTGGCGCAGGGTGTCTGCAGAGCTGTCGGCACGGCCGACGTTGAGCATGGCGTCCCAGGCTTCCTTGGCGCCAGTCTTGATGCCGTACCAGGCACGCTCGATGGCACCGAGCTGCGTACGCAGCTGGGCCGACTTGGTGTCCATGGCGTTGGCGTAGGTGGTCTGCGCCAGGCTCGCGGCCTCGGTCTCGCGGCCCTGGTCGCGCAGGGCCCGGATTTGTTCGTAGATGGAGGCCGTGAGGTAGCCATACTGCTTGTTGAGCTTGACCGACGCCTCGACCGGGCTCTCACCCAGTGCCTCGAAATTCTTGACGGTCTCCTTGACGGAGATGCCCAGGTCACGCTCCGCCCGCAGGGTGGTCTCCGTGAACTTTTGGAGGTTGCGACCAGCCACCTCGCCCGTGCTGGCCAGGGCCGCAAGCACCTCGGCTGCGGCGCTCTGCGTGCCCACCACCTGGCTCACGGCCACGGCAGCGTCTTTGAGCTGGGCAGAGGTGGTGCCGGCGGCGTTGCCGGTAAGCACCAGGGCTTTGTTGTAGCCGTCGATCTCCTGGCTGCCCTGGTAGTAGGCGAGCGCCAGAGCGCCCACGCCGGTGGCCACTACGGTGGTAGCGGAGACCAGTCCCACCAATGCGCCGCCCAGCGCCCGCGCGGCCGGTGCGATGCCGCCAAAGATGTCACGCAGCTGGCCGCCCTGTTGCAGCAGCACGGTGAGGGGCGCCTGGCCACCCTGGAGCGAGACCACGATGTCGGTGATCTGTGCTGGCACCTGGCGGAGATTGGCGGCAGTTTCCTTGGCGGTTTTACCGTAGGCGTTGAGGACCTTGCCGTTCTGAACCAGCGCTTGCTCTTGCTCGCGCAGCTTGGCGATATACGGCGCCGCCTGGGTAGCCACCCCCATCTGAGCCGCCTGCAGCTCCAGCAGGTCGGCGCGCGTCTTGCCGATGGCGTCGGACTGGGCTTTGAGCGACGTGACAAAAGCGTTTTGTGATGCTGTCTTGCGTTCCGCGGCTTCCTTCTGTTCGAGGGCCTGCGTCCACATGCGGACGTATTCGCTGTCCTGCACCAGCTTCTTGGCTTCCTGGTGCTGGCGCTCAAAGAGCTGGGTAGCGGCGGCCTGCTTTTGCGCGGCAGCCATTAGGTCAAATTCGGAGCGGACCTGGCGCAGGGAGTCGACGAGGGGCTTGAGGGCGTTGGCGTCGCCGCCCCGCATGCGGATGAGGTTGTCGAAAATGTCGGCTTGGCCACCACCGGAGGCCTCGGCCTTCAGCGTGGCCAGCTCGCGCTGCGTCGTGGAAATTTGGCGCTTGATCGAATTGGCAAGAGTGACGGTCTTGCGTTCGAGTCGGTCAGCGGTTTGCTCGCCGGCACGGGCGAGACCTTCGAGAGCGGCGTTGGCACCGGTAGCGGCAGTGACGGCAGCGTCTTTGATGCCGGCGACACCTGCCTTGATGGAGTCGATGCCTGGCTTGGTGTTGTCGCCAACCTCAAACTCTAGCTGTGCCTTCCGCTCTTCAGTAGCCATGTGCCCCGCCTATAAAAATATGGTGCGGAGCGACCTTTCTACCCGCGGAAATACCACCAGGGCATAGGGTCGTCGAGCACGCTACACATCGAATTCACCAACTGCTCGTCGTCAATGTGGAAGTACGAGTCGCCCATCACCACGTACTTCCTGTGGCCCGCGTAGCCCCCTAGGGCGTTGCGAGCGTTCACTTCACCGCACATCACCATGCCCCGGGGGTTCCAGTCCCCCACGAGACGCGTGTTGCGGAATTGCGCGGCATCCGGGTCAGCGAGGTGCACCAGCACGTGCTGACGCAACTCCGAAACCAGATACGCGCGGTATCCCATCGCAGCGGCCGCCAGGGCGCCGAGCAGGATGACGGTGATAGCAAGAGCCTTTTTCATGGGCCCGATGCTACATCATTCCTGCCCCGCGCGGATTTCCTTCAACGCGGCTGCCTCCAAAACCTGAATGTCGTTGTGCAGGGAGTCATGCTCTTCGTCGCTCAAATTCATCCGGTCGAGATGGTGGTACAGGACCAGGTAATTGAGAGACGTCGGGCCGTTCACCCCCACATTCCACTGACTGCAAATCTTGCGAAAGAGCTTTACCGCCGTCTCGTTGTCGGGCCACACGATCAGCAGATTCTTCTCTTCCTCTTCTTCCCAGTCCTTGATGGACATTCCCCAAATTGCCAGTTCGGCGGCAGTCGGACCCTTGGCAAAAAGAGCCCGGCCTATCGCCTCTAGTTTCCCAGTTTGCCCTCGATGCAGCCCACGCGGTATGCATCCAGAATGGCTTGCGTCGCGGCAGGATACGTGTTGGAAATCTCCTGGAGATTCTCGTCGTTGATCTCGCCTTCCAGGTCCCAGCCCAGCAGGATGTCTTTCATGTAGCCAGCGTTCTTGCTGGCTGCCTCGCGCATGATCTCGGCGTAGTCCGGCAGTTCGCCGTCCGGGCGCTCCAAACTGGCACGAGTCGCCTTGGAAACCGAATCCACCAGTTCGGCGTATTCAGTCTTGGTGCGGAACTTGAACTCGCACTTGATGACGCCATCGGTGCCATCGAGCATCGGGAACTTGACGAGGCGCGTGAACTTTTCGGGGCGCTGGCCCAGGACGATTTTTGCCATGATTTTTGGTCTCTATTTTGGGAAAAAGACCCCTGCCACATACGGTTGGCGGGGCTGAAAAGAACCCCCGAAGGGGTCCGATGGCAACACCTCGCTTACGCGGTGGTGAAGCGGGTAGGCAGACCTTGCAGAGCGAAGGTGGCCGTAACCGTGTCAACCTGGCCCTTGGTCAGGCTGGGAACTTCGTTCAACGACACGTAGCCGTAGAAGTAGTTGGTGGCGCCGTTGGGCTTCTGGATACGCAAAGGACGCAACTCGCGCTTGTCGCTGGCAGCCTTCAGGGCCAAATAGCCGGGCAGGGTTGGATCGTCGCCGATTGGGATGGTCAGCGTCATCGGCGAGAAGTTCGTGGGCAGCTGGATAGCGTTGCGCTTGGCCAGAGGCTCCACGGTGGCGAACTGCTGCTCGCCGCCGCTCGTCGAGGGATTCAGCACTTGCTGGATTTCCTGCCAGCCGGTCACGGCCCGCACGGTGCCGGTGCCCCCGCCTGGCGTGTAGAGCGTGGTGTCCGTCGAGTCCAGACCGGCCAGTTCAAAGTTGTTGGTCGTCGGGTCTTCTACGCGGTAAACGCGGGCGTCAGCGTCTTCCCAGCCCGACGTGAAAATCAGCGGGGTGTTGGCGGTCAGACCGTGAGCGGCTGCAGTGGCCACGGCAGGATCGGCATTGGAAATCGCCGTGACGGCGATGGGGGCGCTGAATGCTACGCCGAGAAACAGCTTCGAGCCGTCGGGGAGGGTATAAGCCATGGTGATGGGCCTTTCGGAGAATTTGCCGCGAGTGCGGCGGGAATTCTGCGAGGCACATAACCGGCGAGGCCCGAAGGCGAGGTCGATTGCGAGGCAGGGTGACTCATTTGGCGTCGTCCTGGCTTTTGAGCCACTCTTCCCACGCCGTCAACACGCCCTTCAGCATGCGGATGATCGTGGTGTGAAGAGTTTTGGTCGAGGCTTTCATAACTGCGGATATTACCCGATTCTAGCGTGGGCCCCAAATGGAAAAGCTCTGTAGGGCGCCCTGGAGCTCATTTGAATCGTCGAAACCGTCAATTGGTTCGCTAAGCGGCTGCACGGTGAGTTTGTCCACCGCTGCGCACAAGCCGTCTTCGATGGCCCGGATGAGCGTGAATGCCGCCTTGACGTTGGTGTGCCACACGTTGACCTGAATGTTCGCGTTGCGCTTGTCGCCGGCAGTGTTGTCGAAGAATCGAAACGGCGTGCCGCCAATGTGCTGCCACACCACATAGGGCGTCGGCGTGCTGGCGGGCGCGGAACTTGGATATACACGCGGGCAGTGCACCTTCATCAGCGCCACGAGTTCGTCTTCGAGTTGCATGTCATTTTCCCAGAACGTAGGAGTAGAGCACGTTTTCGGCCGCGCTGAAGGCTGCGTCAAACGAACTGGCTGCGCTGCGCACGAACGCCCGGCCTGGCACGTGGCGGGGCGTAGGCAGGGTGACGTAGTAGGCCGCCTTGACCGCGGCGCTGGCGCCGCGCCCGGGCCGCCGCTTGCCGATCATCTCGGGGCGCACCATCGTGCGAATCTGGCCGTTTTTGAGGGTGTAGTAGCGGTAGCGCTGCATGTAGCCGTATTCAACAAGGTGGCCATGCGGTGCCTTCAGGTGGTTCCAGCTGATGTGGTAGACCGCGCGGTGCTCATTGGAGTTGCTCTCGCTCAGCGTCCGGTATATCGAATTCTGGAGGTTGCCCGAGACCGTGCCGATGCCGGCGACGTTCATTTTGACGCGATCGTAGAGCACCTTGGCGCCGGCAGCTGCTGCTGGCCGCACGGCTTCTTTGGCGCGGTCGGCAATCGAGTCGAGATAGGCGTCCAGGCCACTCGAATCAAAGCCGATGCGAAAAGATTTGCCGCCAGACAGGCTCACGTCACCACCTCGCAGATGTAGTCAGTGAATTGGTGGGCGACGTCGTCGGGCATCACGGCCTTGATGCGGTAGCGGACGGCGCCGTGCCAGAGTTCCATGTCGTGCACGACGTCGGTGCGGTAGTTACCGCGGATGGACGCCCGCACCACCGAGGTGTCGCTGTCGGATTTGATGGACTCGCTGCCGCTCAATTTGCGGATGTGCACCCACAATTTCGCTACCAAAATCATAGCTGCGGGCGCTTGATTGGGCTCGCCCCAGCCCACATCCTCGCCCGATTTTCGACGCAGTTCGACCAGGCGGTTTCGCTTTCCGGCGCTCGTGCTCACAGCAGTCCTTTCAGGGCGTCACCGCTGGCAATCTCGTCCAGCGACCATTGTTTCCAGGCGAGGTCATACGCCCACTGCTCGCGCTCCGGGCGGTGGAACTCACCCACCTGCTGGCCGGCCAGCGGCCAAGCCATAGAGCCTTCATTATCCGCCACGACAGGCACTCCCGCCACCAGGGCGTCGACGCCGGTGTTGCTGTTGTACGTGATGACCTGGGCGGCACCAGCCAAGGCGTCTTCGAGGGAGCCCGTCAGCTTGCGCACGCCCCGCGGTCCCTGGCGAAACCCGCGGCGCGCGGCGACCGGGTGCTGGCGGAACACGGGTTCCAGCCCCGCGGCCCGCGCATGCCCGGCCATGTTGGCGTACCAGGGTTCCAGATTGACGCCCTGCAGGCTGGCGTCTCCCGGCACCTGGCCGACGATGAGCGCGTAGCCCGGGCCCTGGCGCCAAGGCTGCAGCACGGCATGGTGCTGGCGGAAGCGTGCGCCGCCGTCATCGGGAGTGGGCGCAAAAATACCGCGGCCGTTGAGGCCGTTCCAGGCCAACGACGTCCAAGAGAACCTGTCGCCCAGGTAGCCCCTCTCCATGACGAGGACCTCGTGGCCAGCGCGGCGGAACTGCACGCCCAGCCGCCAACCCCAGCACGCCACGGCATGAGTGGTGACGGCGCCGTCGTGGTGCATCACGGGCTCGTGACCGAGCGCGCGCAGGCCATCCGCCAGCGTCTGCTGATGCAACATTTGATGCGCAGCGCGGCGGCTGGCGCTTATCGTAATACGCATCCGATTCCCATGGCCGAGCCGCTGTCGACGAACTCGACGGTCTCAAACTGGCCTTTGAGCACGTGCCACAACAGCGGCACCTGCACGGGGTTGCCTTGCACCTTCTCGGCCTGGCCGTCGCCCACGATGTCGTGGAAGGCTACCAGCGGCGCCGCTTCTCCGTACGCCTGCCAGTCTGCGGTCACGCCCTCCAGCGTGTGGTCGCCGTCGATGAGAATGGCGTCGAAAGGGCCCCGGCCTTGCACGAGGCGCCGCGTGGCGGCGGAGCGCGAATCACCAAAGATGACCGACGCGTTGTAGCCACGAGCCCGCAGGTCCTCCACGGCGTCACGCAGGGAGTTTTGACTTTTGACGGTGCCCCACAGGGCCCCCGGCAGGTCTACCGCCACGCCCACGCTGCCCGGCGGTAGACTGCGCATGACCTCGTAGAAGGTGTCGCCATGGCGGGCGCCGATCTCCAGGTAGCGGGTGACTTCGCGCTCCTGCAGTAGGCCCATAAAGCCGCGGAGTTCAAATTCGTTCTGGCTGGGCTTTCGGCCCGAGCGGGTGGTCAGCATGGCAGGTCTTCCAGTTGAAGCGCGGTTTCGAGATCGCACCGCGGGTAAATCGTGAGGGCTGAGCCCGGCGTGCAGTTGAGGATTTCCAGCCCCTTCGGGCGCCAGGCGGCAAATTGCCGGCGGAAAGCCTCGAATCTCTTGGCCGTGGTATTGGCGAGGCGGGCTGGGTGCGGTCCAAAAAAGTGACTGCCGTGCATGTCAAAGCCGCAGAGCAGGAGCCGCGTGGCGCCAAGCTCATAGGCCGTCATGCAGGCCAGCAGGCCTGAATTGGTGCCGCTAGTCGACCACGGTGCGCGGGCCACGCCCTTGACGGGCAAAAAGTCTGGCGCACCGGTGTACTTGGGACCCGGGAAATCCTTGGCCTCGGGATGCTCAGCCCACCAGCCGGCATCCGTGGAGACCAGGATGTTGGCCCAGGGCGCCAGGCGATAGGCGTCGGACACCGCTGCTGCCTGGCACTTGCCCCGCACCTGGTTGGCCACGGCCAGGCTCATGCTGGGACCGGTAGCCAAAATCGCCCACGTGCTCATGGTCAGGCGACGGTGGGCGTACGCAGCGGGTAGAGCAGAGCCATCACAGGCGTCGGCAGGAATCCTGGCCGGAAGGCTTTATCCGGGTCATCGTCGCGAACGCGGTCCAGGTAGCCCACCATGATGAGCGTCGCCGAGCGCACGACATCTGGCACGCCAATCGGCGTGCCGGCGCTGTCCACCAGCACCTGGCCGGCGGTGTCTAGGAACGTGTCAGCGCTCGCCTTGATGTACGACAGCACGGCTTCGCTGGCGCCCATGATCTTGGCCTGAAGGTCGAGGTCGGCGCCCACGTCGTCCTCGTCACGGCGCAGGTGCACGCGCGCCTCGTCGAGGGTTACGAGCATGCGGCTCATAGCTTCACTCCCTCGGCAGCTTTGCCGTCACGACCGCGTTTCACGGAGAGCACCCAGTCGGCCGTGCCCTCGCTGGGCTTAACCTGGGTGGCCTGTTTGCAGGTCCACGTGCTGCCGCCCCACGTCACGGTGTCGCCGGGCTCGTACGGCAGATTCTCGCGATACACGCCGCGATAGATCATCACGGGAATGCTGAAATCCTTGACGACGGCGGCGCCACTCGACATGCCCATCTTGACCACAAATTTGCGATCACCTTCCTGCTCGACCTGCAGGGTGGCCACTCCCTCAACGATGCATTCCCAGCCCCGCATGCCGTCGGTGGCCTCGAAGCTGCGCCACAGGCCGCCTAGGTGCTTGGCCCAGGAACCCCGGGGGTACGCGCGCTCGACGTCGATGGCGGGCAGCACGTGCAAGTCCAGGGCGTCACGACCGGGTTCGCCGTCCTTGGGCGCGGGAATGCTTTTGACGGCAGCGTCCACGAGCGCAGCCACGTCGGGCACGGCCTTGGCCACCTCAGCTGCGACGAGCGGCCGGATTTCCTCGGCGGTGGGCGTGTGACCATCTTTGGGAACGGGTAGCGCCTTGACCGCGGCTTCTACCAGGGGCACCAGGATGTCGGGGCCCGGGGTCTCTCCGTCCCTTGGAGTAGGCAACGCGTGCAGGGCACCTTCCACGCTGCGGATGCGCCCCAAAATCCCCTCGGTATTTTCAGTCAGACGGGCGTACGACCGCTGTTCCACGTCAGCCAACTGGGTCGCTACGGCGGCGTCGACGAGTGGTTGGATGACCTCGGGGCCCGGCGTCTCGCCATCCCGGGGGGACGGCAGGGCTTTGACGGCGTCGGCCACGGCAGCCGCTACCAGCGGTTGAATGTCCTCAGCGGTTGGCGTGCGGCCCGGCTCGCCATCCTTGGGGACGGGGATGGCCTTCACGGCGTCGGCCACGGCAGCCGCTACCAGCGGTTGGATGTCCTCAGCGGTTGGCGTGCGGCCCGGCTCGCCATCCCGGGGGACGGGGATGGCCTTCACGGCGTCGCCAATGGTGGTATCGACTTCGCCCTTGAAACGCTTGGCCCAGGCGTCAGCCAACGCGGCGTCGGCGACCTGCCGCAATTCGTCGGGTGTCGGCGTGTGACCGTCTTTGGGCGCCGGCGTCTCAGCGATGCGGCGTTCGATTGAGTCGATGCGGGAAGCAAGGGATGCACTCAGGCTACCCATGGCCTCCCGAATGACTCGGGCGGTGGCTTTCATGAGCCCGGAGGTGTCTTTTTCGGTCAGCACGGCATTTGCTCCCAGTATTTGTTGCCTTTTTGCAGGTTCTGCGTCTTGGTCAGAATTTGCAAGTTTCCTTCCCAATGCAAGCCACAGACTGTTTTTCCCTGGAGAGGAACCAGATGGTCTACCTCGTGAGGGATTCCCGTCTCTTGCGTGAGTCGCGTTGCCTTTTCATAAAAAGCCAAAACTTTCTCATTATTGATCCAAGGGGCAACGGCCCGGCGCTTTGCCGCTGTTCTTTTTGCGATCAAAGCGTTGACTTTTTCGGGGTTCTCCGCAGCCCATTGAGTCTGGCGCGCCCTTTCTTGTTCTTTATTTTCTGCGTAGTACCTTGCAAAGTAGG